TACAGCACAATGAGCGCTTGCTAAATCTTTTTCTAAACTATTCTCACTTATCTCTACCTGTTTAATATTATACATTAGTTCAAACATTTCTGTTATACTTGCCTTTGCTAATGGGTGGTTTCTAATAACTATCTTTCTTTTGGTAACTTTCATTAGGTGTTTTACCGTTGCCATTACCCATTGTTTTATATCTAAACCTAATAATGAGGCGTCTGAAGGATTTTGGCATAGTATTAATACGTTCTTTGATTTATGTTTCTCACGCCAAGGTTTTAAATTTAAATCTATTTGATTTTTTAAAACTTGATATCTTTTATCATCTGCCTGCCATTTAAAGTCTGCAAGTTTAGGTAAGAAGTGGTCTAAACCAACTCTATAATGTGTATGTTCATCTGTAATTTTTCTACCTAAAATTGGTGTCTCAAATACAATTAATTTTTTATCTGTTGTTAATGTATTGTGCGTTCTTTCAATTTCATTTTTTAATCTTTGACTTTTATTCTGTATCTTCCATAATTTACTTGTATGTTTCTTTGTAGAACCAAATACGATTGCGTTTTGACATTCTTTGTAATCATCTTTATCGTATAGTTCCCACTTCTTACCTTTTTTCAGTAAGTTCTTTTGTAAATCCACCAAGATATTTCTTTGATACAGATTTACACAGGTGTTTAGAAACATTATGTTCATCTTAATATTACTGCCTCACTTAATATTTTATTTCTAGGTCTATTTAAATATAATTTATAACCTTTATCTTTAAACTCTTTTAATAAATCTTCGTATTGTTTTATACTGGTCTCATTGTCTATAAGTTTTACCTCAAACTCTACAAGAAATGCCTTGAAGTCAATATTTAAATCTAAAACTTCTCTACAAAAATCATACCATACACCTTCAATATCTGCTTTAATTATATCTACTTTACCATTTACATCATCTAAACTTTTCTCTAAATTAATTGTATCTACTTCTATGTATTGTGGATTTTCACCAAATTGTGGTAATGGTAATAATGAATAACATTTTGTCAAGTCTTTTGAGTCATAATAAAATTTCATCTTACTATTTTCTTGCGAAAAGGTACTATTTGCATATGCCTTTTGATGAAAGGTCATCTTATCTTTATAATTAAAATTAGTTGCAAATAAATTTACACTATCTGGTGTAGGGTCATAACAATGTATATTTAAATTTTGATTATCTACACACATAGCCTGTTCCCAACCTACATCACGGTGTACGCCATATGATAATACATTCTTACTTTCTTTTACTATTGATTCTGGTAACCAATAGTTTTTGTATTGTTTAAAAGATTGAGGTTGTAAGTAAGTACCCTCTATTTCTTTCATTCTGTTATATAAATCACTCATTTATTCTCCGTTGATATACTTATAGGCATAGTCTGTTGTAATCTCACTTAACATAAACTGATTGCCAATCAATGACCATAACCATACGTCTCTAAAATCAGGCATAATTGGTTGTTCTATTTTATCTAGGTCGTTTAAACTATATGATACTTTACTTGCTGGACTATGTTCACTTGCAAAACTAGGCACACCTGCAATTACGGCTTCACAGGCAGCCATTGAGTGAAACGATACCATTGCGTGGCAGTTTATTAAATCTGCCTTTAAAGGTGTTGCGTTTCTTTTGCCGTGAATTTTATTTGTGTATTTGTATCTTACTCTAATAGGTCTGTCTGTATATTTTTTTAATTCTGCTGTGATATTTTCAATCCAAGGTTCTACTTGCATATCATACCAGTTTGCTGTATGTATTGATGGTGGTATAACTAATATATGTTGTCCTTCTTTTCGCCAATCTCTCAATTCTAATTCACTTAAAGTCTCTTTATTCTTACACATACCTTTGACATATTCAAATCTTTCTTTATGTCTTTCATTAATATCAATCATCTGTACATTATTTTTTATTATTCTATACCAAGGTTGACCAAAATCGGGGTGGTCTTGATACTCTGTATAAAATATATAAGGTTGGTCAAAATAGTAATAAGGTATATTATTATTTTCACAGGCAACTTGAAGTCTTTTTGTACCTCTAATTATACCTTGAAAACAAACCTCTGTATCTGGTGGTAAATCTCCGTGCCAAGTTGGCCAATGCTGATTGTAAAACTCTGGTTCACCGGCGTTAACAACGAAATCAAAAAATTTACTTTCTTTGCCCTTTGCAAATGATTCTAAATATTTTCTAGTGCCTCGTTTTGTATTAAATAGATAAAGCATTACCAACCTTCATAATATAATAACTATCAACAATATCTGAAACAGGATTACCTACTTTTTCCGTATCAAATATTTTCTTCAAGTCAATTTTAGTTTCATTCACAAACGCCTCATACATTTTATCTTTGTCTGCGTTACCTTTACCTGTTGCGTGTTTCTTTACAACACTTGGTACTATTGTTTCGTAAGGGATATTTTCTTCTTGTAATCTGTATTTTAAAATACCACAATTCTCTGCTATTTGAAATAGACCTTGACCTTTAGAACCATAAGAATATCCTTCTATGTAAACTTTTGGATTATAAGTATCTTTAATTATGTCTAGTGCAAAATCTGATATTTGTTTAAATCTTTGAATAGGGTCAGTCCACTCTTTATGTGCATAACCAACAATAGTTTCATTCATCATACATTGCCACTTTTTCTTACTTGTCAAATAAAAAAACATTAAGTTGCCATTGTTTATACAAATGGCAGGACTGGTTAAACTATAATCAATTCCAATTATCGTGTTCGTATCTGCTTTCAACGTCATCTTCCTCATCTTCTACTTCGTATCCACAAAAAGGACAAGTCAAAGGTTCTAAATCAAACTTATCTTCGTCCCATTCTATGGTATATTTAGTCTGACAATTTTGGCAGGTTTTTGGTGTCTTCATTATAGTTTGAATTTTTTAAATTGGTCTTTCTTAACATCTTGTTTAATGCCACCAATTACATAACTTTCTATTTCAGTTTCCTGTGGTGCGTTTTGAGTTGAACGGCTATTTAACCAATGTTCTACCCAAGGAAGTGGATTTGTTTTTTGTTCGTATTGAGGTGTTAGACCTATACCTTTCATTCGTCTGTTTGCCATATATTCTACAAACTGGTGTAATAGTTTTTCTGATAAACCTATCATACTGCCTTTTGAAAATAGATATGTTGCCCAACGTTTTTCCTCCTGTACTGCTTCATCATACATTTTATAAACTTCTTTTTCAGTATCTTTAATTACTTTGTTCATTACTTTATCATTTTCGTGGTCTCTATAATTATTAATTATTCTTTGAGACATTGCTAAGTGTTGTGATTCATCACGAGCAATAAATGAAATAATTTTAGCAGAACCTTCTAATAGTTTTAATTCACCAAATGCAAACGAACAAGCAAACGATACATAAAATCTTAAACCCTCTAGTATGTTTACGGTCACCAATGCTTTCCATAATTTCTTTTTAAGTTCGTATTCATCAACTGATTTTTTATCTAAATGCCATTTATATCCTGAGTTAATTAAATCATCATAAGTTTCAGTAATAGTCTTTGCTCTTTTTTGTATTTTCTCGTCACCAATAATAGTATTAAATACATCACTTGGTTGTGAATATAAATTTTTAATAATGTATGTATAACTTCTACTATGAATAGTCTCTATGAAATCCCAGGTAACTATACAACCCTCAATCTCTGGTAAAGATACAAATGGTAGAAACGCAAGACACGGACCTCTGCCTTGTACAGAGTCTAACATAGTCTGATACTTTAGATTAGCGGTAAAGATAAACTTTTGCTGTTCATTAAGTTCAGCATAATCGTTTCTATCTTTCTGCAAAGATACTTCTTCGGGTCTCCAAAAATAACCTAATTGTTGTTGGTTAAGTTTATCAAATATAGGATATTTCATATCACTATATTGTTGTACTTGTAAATCTTCACCAAAAAACATAGGTTGTTTTGTGAAATCTAAATTATTTTCTGTATTAAATACACTTCTTGCCATTTTTAGTCCTTACTTTCCTTTAAATCATAAAAAAAACTATCGTCATCACCTGCTGTCCACTTTTGTTCTCCTTCTACACTATACTCCTTCGTGGACACTTTGAAGTCTGGAAACTTCAACTCGCTAGGAGTATAAGACTTATCATAAAAGATAACTCTATTGTTAGGTTGAGCGGCAAAATGGCCGTTCTCTAACTTTAATATATTGAAAGACTTATGTTGACTTGGCACTTCGCTATAGGTCACATTTCTTTCTAAATTTGTTGAGTTAGCATTGTCTATTGTAAACATATACCAACCTTTGTACCATTTTTTAGATGGTGACAAATACTTACATTGATTACCACTTAACATTACCTTTTCAATAATCGCAATATCATAACTAAAACAATCCCATAACTGCAACTCTGTAAGAGGTACATCTTCTTTAATATCTTTTTTCCAAACAAAGGCACTTATTGGTAATTTATCATATAAAGCACCGTACTCTGGTATGTACGTTTCAAAATATAATGCTCTGCCTTGTATAGACTTTGCCGATACCCAAATACCCTCAACTAACTCACCGTGACCTTTTTGGCCATCATAAAGGTATTCTTTCTTAACGTAAACGTCTATGTGTGGCGTATTAACACATAAGAAAGCCATATTACTCCTTTAAATTGTACAACTATCGCAATTCTCTTCGTCTTGAGCTTGCAACGTTGCTGGTTCAGTTTCTTTTACTTCATCTTTCCATCCTAATGGATGTGATGGTTCATCTTCATCTTTCTTACTATCATAGGTATTTTGATAATAAGAAGTCTTCCAACCTAATTTATAAGTTGTTAATAAGTCTTGAGCCATTACCGAAATAGGTACTTGACCCTCTTCAAAATGTTCAGGATTATATGACCAGTTACCACTAATGGCTTGGTCAAAATATTTTTGCATTACTGCAACGATATTTATATATCCTGTATTCCCTTTCATATCCCAAAGTAAAGTATAATTGTTCTTTAATCGCTGATAATCTGGTACAATTTGTTTCAGCGTCCCTTTTTTTGACTTCTTTACTGAAAGATAATCTCTAGGTGGTTCTATGCCATTTGTCGCATTAGAAACCACACTAGAGGATTCTGACGGCATTTGGGCTGATAAGGTGCTATGTCTTAACCCATATTCTTTTATGTCTTTTCTCAATTGTTCCCATTTCATAGATAGTTTACGATTTACAATCTCATCTACCTCTTTTTTATAGGTGTCAATAGGTAAGATACCGTCGGAATATTTTGTCTTATGAAAGTAATCACATTGACCTTTTTCTTTTGCAATATTATTACTTGCCTTTAATAGATAGTATTGAAATGCCTCTGTTAATTCATCTACTTCTTTCCACGCCTGTTTGTCTTCATAAGATAATTTTAATTTTGCTAGATAGTGTGCAAGACCAATATAACCTACACCTAAACTACGTCTTGCTTGTGTAGAAACTTCAGCAGCCTTAACAGGATATTTTTGATGGTCAATAATTTCATCTAAAGCTCTTACTGCTAAATCACAAAGACCTTCTAAATCTTCTAGGTAATTTAATTTCCCTACATTGATGGCAGATAAAATGCATAAAGCAATTTCACCTTGACCATCAATATGTTGAATAGGGTCTGTTGGTAAGGTAATTTCTTGACATAAGTTTGACATATAAATTCTGTCTTTAAAACTAGAGTGTGTATTACAATGGTCAATATTCATTATGTAAATACGACCTGTCTCTGCTCTTTCTTTCAATATGTCAAAAAATAGTTCTTGAGCACCTACTTTGGTTTTTTTAACGCTGGTTTTTCTTTCAGCTTTAACGTATAGGTCATCAAATGCTTCTGTACCCCAAGCTTCGTACAATTCTGGTACTTCGTGAGGAGAAAATAAAGTAATATCTTCGTCATTAATAAATCTTTCATAAAATAATTTTGATAATTGTATAGAGTAATCTAATTTTCTAACTCTATTATCCTCTGTGCCTTTATTGTTTTTAAGAACAATAATATCCTCTATTTCTTGGTGCCAAATAGGGAAGTGAACCGTTGCGCTACCGCCTCGTACACCGTTTTGAGTGCAACACTTAACCGTTGATTCAAACTTTTTGAGGAAAGGTATAACTCCTGTGTGTTGGACTTCACCGCCTCTAATTCTGGCGTTAATGCCTCTGATTCTCCCAGCGTTAATACCAATTCCAGCCCTTTGTGCAACGTAATTGCCAATAGCCATATCACTAGAGAAAATACTAGGTAAAGTGTCATCAACATCAACCAAAACACAACTAGCATACTGCCTAATAGGTGTTCTAACACCGGCCATAACCGGGGTAGGTATGTTGATTTTAAATTTTGAAATTGCGTCATAATACTTTCTAACATAACTCATCCTTTTGTTTTTAGGGTACTTAGCAAATAATGTGGCAGATATAAGCATATACATAAATTGAGGTGTTTCAAACACCTGTCCTGTACTTCTATCTTGTACCAAATATTTGTCAATTACCTGTCTTAATCCTGCATAGGTAAAATCATAATCTCTTTCGTGTGTAATCCAGTTTTCCATTCTGTCAAAATCTTTTTTATCATACCAATTTAATATCTCTGAATCATATACGCCAATATCAACACCTTTTTTAACGTGTTCGTATATATGTGGATGGTCCCAAAGTTTTCTATAAATTTGTTTTCTTAATGAGAACAACAATAGTCTTGAAGCGACATATTGATAATTAGGATTTTCTAATGAAATTAAATCTGAAGCTGACTTGATTAATATTTTTTGAATTTCGTCTGTTGTAATACCATCATAAAATTGTAAACCACTATTCATTTCTACCTGTGATGATGAAACACCTGATATATCTTCACAAGCATACTCTACCATTTCGTGTATCTTATCAATGTTAAGAGGTTCAAGTCCTCTACCATTTCTCTTCTTCACATTCAACACATTACTATCTACCATAAATTTCTCCTAACATTTCTTATAATCGTTTAATTTGGTCAAGGCGCTTAACTTTGAATAAGTATTGGTACTTATAATATCAGCAACTTCACTTTTTGTCAATCCTGAAATAATTAAATCGTTTACATCTTTTAGTTGTACATCTGCCGGCCATATTACTACGTTATAACCATCATCAATTACTTTACTCATTCTTTTTATAATCTCTTTGTTTCTAGGTTCGTTATCAAATATATAAGTTACCTGTTCAGTTGGCACACGTAGCGTCAAATCAGCACCGCCAGCGGCCAAACAATTATCAATAAACATACTATCAATAGGACCCTCAACAATATAAATGTGTTCTTGTAAATTTATATTATCAAGACCAAATACTTTTTGTTTATTTTCATCAAACTTAATAGTCAAATATTTTGGTTGTTCATTACCAAAAGCACGACCTTGAAAAGCAAATGGTTTGCCATCTACACCATAGAAAGGTATTATTAATCTAGGGTGTTCACCTTTTGTATGAGGAAAAGTATTTGGTTTTACCTCATTAACAAACTTCATAAACTTATCACATAGATATAGTTTACTTAAATACTCTTCAGGTATCTTTCTTTTTATTACAATTTGTTTCGCTGGGTGTTCATCATTTAGTTCACTAATCTTCTTTAGTTTACTAAAATAATCTATCTGTTCAAACTTTGTAGGTTTGAAATCAAATTTAGGTTTTGGCGTGGAGGGCGCCGAGCCTTTATATCTTTCTAATAAGTATTGTTCATACTTTTTAGGGTCTAAAAATTTTAGAAAATTACCAAGACTTTGACCTTCGCCACAATTATGGCATTTAAAGAACATATCATTTTTTACTTGATATAGATATGCTCTTGCCTTGGTTTTACTCTTTTTAGAATCACCACAATGAGGACACCTAAAATTAAAAAGGTAATCACCTTTCTTTTTAAACTGACCTAATCTGCTTGAGATTTCATTAATAAATTTTAAATCAATATATGACGACATAGCAACTCATAATATATATCAAAATCAGCAAGAAGTCAATGCTGGATTATGACATCATCTGGACAATTTGCATAAAATTTCTTGACAATATCCAGCCAACTACAATAGAACCACCTAGTATTAACCACTTATATTTTTCTAGTGTACCAACTCTCCCGCCAATGTCAAGCTTGAGAGACTTGATTTCAATTAAAAGTCGTTTTTCTGTCTGTTGGATTTCTTTTTGTAGTTCTTTATAGACCGTGTCTATTTCTACTTGTCTTTCTCTTAATTTACCAAAGATTACCTCATCTGTTTGTTCTTGTCTGGTAATCTTCTCTTCGTGTACGGCCAACATCTGTTTGATAGATGTTGATACATCTGTCAACCTATCAATAGCTGTGTCTAGTCTACCGTGGATTGTTTGTACATTTTCCACGTCTTTCTTTAGGCCAGCTATATCAATCAATACGTCTTTGTCGGCCATTTTTTTCTCTTAATTTGCTAATGGATTTTGAGATTTAAGTTTTAGTTCTTGTATTTGTAATTTTAAAACTTCAACCTCTTTAGAGTTTATAGCAATTTGTTTTTCGTTTTTACTTATACCAGAAATATCATTGTCTTTATTATCTTTTTCTAATAAAGAAATTCTTTCATTTGACTTTGCTATCTCTGCTGTATTTTTTGAGATACCTGATACGTCAATGCTAGAACCTTCTATCGCTGATAGTCTAGTGTTAAATTCTCCCCACGCATAAAAACCACCGCCAATGGTAGCAATCACACCTATAAGGGCTGCATATGTTGAAAGTTTATCAACTATTCCGTTTTTCATTTTCATTGTTCCTCTTTATTGTAATGATTTCAAGGCAGCTATTTCTGCCTGTAAAGTATTTATTCGTGTTGACACCCTAGCTAGAGCATTCATTTGAACAGCAATAGGGTCATTAGATATATAGGCGTTTAAACTAGCCTCTTTGTATATTTGTTGCTGTTCTAAAATATTTATTGTTTGTAAAAACTCTAGGTTACCATCAGGTATTGAACCACCATCTAACTTTTTACTCTTATACGCTGTTAAATCTGGTGCTAGTTCATTCATTCCTTTTGATAGAATAAATGAGGTCGCAGCTAACTGCTGGTCAACTCTTTTTAATTTAGCAGTTATCTTTTCTATAATCTTTTCTACTTTTTTACCTATGCTGTCAATGTCGGTAGTGGCAATCTTCCTGTCCTTGACAGATACATCTGTCTCATTTTCCAGAGTTTCGCCAGCACTCGCCGTCTCCTCTTGTCCTTCTGTTTCCTTATCTTCAGCCAATTCTGATTCATTAGATACAACTTCGCTCTCTTGTCCTTCCGGTTCTGTTGTCTCTTCATTTGTATCCATAGTTTTCTCTGTCTTAACGGTTTCATTTGTAGGCTTTTCAGTAATAGCATTTGGTTCCTCTTCCTTTAGTTCTTCTTTTTTTGTTTCTTTAAGTTCTTCAGTTGGGGTTTCTTCTATTATTTCCTCTTTTGGTGCCGTCATTGTAGATACATTAGTTTCCTCCTTTACCATACCCATAGGTTTTAACTCTTCTATTATCATATTAGTTGCCTCTTCAAAGAATTCTTCCTCTGTTAAGTTCTCTTCTATTAAGGCAGTTCCAAATTCTTCTATTAAGTTTTCTTCTTTTAATATACTTTTAAAATTAACTTCAAATAATGCTTTAAATTCTATCTCTTCTATTTTTAATTCTTGTATTTCTTCTATCTCTATTAATTGTGGTGCAAATTCAAACGTTTCTATTTCTGTTAATTCTGTTAAATTAATTTCTTGTAATTCTTCAATTGCAGCTTCAATAGTTTCCTGTGATAATTCTAATTGTTCGTTTGCAAATTCTATTTCTTCCTCTGTTTCTTCAGAAATAGGTGAGTAATTTATATCTAATAATGTGGCAGTTAAACTTGCACCTAATAAATTAGGACCAATAGAGGCAGTAGAGTTTGTGTCACCACCATCTGTACCTTTCCACTCCCATTCATAGTTTCTACTACCTGGTAAAGTGTTTGTTACCGTGTCTGTATATGTGTGAGTATTACCATAATAACCAGCGTCATTGTTTCTGGTAAATGTGGTTACGGCAAGAAGATTGCCATTAGAATCTGTAATCTTAATTGTATTTGTATAAGTATCTCTTTGACCACCACCTACACCTGATTGACCACACCTATAACTTGATGAAGTCCATTCACAATTCTGTACCTCTGTTATTGCATTTAAGGTTACACCACCATCTAAACTATCCGTTGTAGTTGTAAATGAATTGCCTGATTGTGTTGTAGTTGAGATACCAACAAGTGAACCAGTATCAGAAATGATACCCTCACCTTTTGCTTCTAGTTCGTTTGCAAATGCTTGAATACCACTATCAATAGTAAAACCTTGACCTGAACCTACTTTATCAGGTGTATATGAGTCTGTTGTATTTTGATAAGATGATTGACCTGCGCCTGCATTAGGTAACAGGTTGCCAGATGTAGCTGTTTCTGCTAGACTATTTACGCTTACTAAAGTTGTAAGGGTTAATATCGTCAGCGAAGCTATCAATCTTTTTGTATAATTTGTAAGGCACATATGTTAAAAGGGCAATCCAAATAATAAGGTTAAGGGTAATAGGATCCATCGGTTATTTTTTACTTCGGTGGATTTTGTTTCATAAGGCTTTTTTTTTGAGCGTTCTCTTTCTCAACTGCCTCATCAACTTCATTCCACTCTTTACTTTCTTTCTCTTCTTCTAATTTTTTTAATTTTTCTTGTACTTTTTTTAGTTCTTCTAATCTAATTTTTTCTAGTTTCTTTGCTTCTTCTTTATTTGCTTTCTCAACTACTTTTAAATTCTTCACATACTGGTCATAATCTGGTCTTAACTTGTCGTATTTTTTCCATTGTTGAGTTGCAGCTTTACCAATTTTACCTTCAAACGGACAAGGTGTACCTGATTGTTCCATTGCAAAGAACACTCTAGGGTCTTGACATAAAATTGATACAGCAGCCACTTTCATACCAAGGTCATTTAAAACTTTTGATAACTTGATACGTTCACAATTCTCGTCTGTTGTATAAGTTCCACCTGAAACACCTAAACCAAACGTTGATACACCAGCAGACATACCTACTACACATAAATCCTGGGACATTGCTGACATACTAGGTGCTGATGATTGAGAGGTAACTCTTGTATCACCAGAGTATGAGTTATTATTAGTTGTAGATGTGGTGTTAGAAGATGAACCACTTTGATATGTAGTGGTAGATTCTTGCGAATACCCACCTGATATTGTAGTATTACTTCCTGATGTATTAGTTTGTGAGTTAGTCGTAGCCCCGCTAGAGGTAGTGTCAGCCCAAGCGACTTGTAGTGTTGTAAGTCCCATTACAAAGAATAATAAAAGACTAATTAATAGTCTATTCATTTATTCTTTATCCTTTTATCAAGTGATTTATTTTTTCACTCAATAGTATTTATAATAGTTTATTCGTAAACTTTTTTTCTTTCGTAGGCCTGTTCGTGTCTGCCAAGTATTTCTAAAATTTCCCAACTTCCGTCATCTTTTATTCTTACTTTAGCGTCAACTTTGTCGCAAGTCATATTGTACACGCCATCTTTTTCTTTAGATTCTTTGTACTTTCTCTCTGCTTCTCTTTTATTTTTTAAGCAGTTCATTAAATTTTCACTTGCTACGTGGTCTACTAATTTTCTTGTACCGTCTTCATCAACTTCAAAAATACATACTGCAAACACAACACCGTTTTCTGGTTCAGATGAAGACTCAGCGTGTTCTTCTTTTAATATGGTTACGTGTTTATGTTTCTTTTCTATTGGGCAAACTTGATGACCGTCATCTCCACAACCTGTGCAATCTGCTAACGCTTTAACTGCAAATAAAGATAAGAAAGTTAGTATTATAAAGTATGCGTAAACTATTTTAATTTCTTTATTCATTAGTCAAGTACCTTTAATAATCTGATACCGTATTTTGATTGTTTATCTTCTTGTAATAAACCTTTTACAAGTTTACAAGAAAATATTACTCTCTCACCACCAACCTCTCTACTCGCTACCCTTTTGGATTTTAAGCATTGGCCAATGTTCTCTTTATATACCCACTCTATCATTTTACCGTTTAGGTGTAAAAGTAAAGCAACTACACCAGATTTTTCATACTTCTCACCGCCTGTATAAAGTTTCTGCGCTGAGACACTAGACATTAATAAACATAATATTAATGGTATCGCTATAATAAATGCTAATATGCTTGATTTATTGTCCGTTTCCATTTTTAAATATTATCTCTCTGTTTGAATCCTTTAATTTTTCCACATCATCACGTAGGATTTTTACGTCTTCTTGTAAACGTTTGATGTTAACGCCATTGTTCATCATTGACTCCATAGATTTCTGTATCTGTTCCACCTGTCCAGCAATGTGCTCAATTAACATAAATTGCTCCGAGTCGGCAGGTAAACTACCCATTTCACCACGAGGCCATTTAATTCTAAATTCTGTATTTTTTTCCATATCAGCAGAAACCATTTCTACTGCCTGGTTTAAATCTTTTTCTAATAGTGTTGTGTTGGTTTCTAGTCGATTCAATCTCTCAATTATACCGAAATAACTCCACACTCCGACACCGACAGCTGCGATTATGGCAAGCATATTCCGTATCGGCATTGATACGGCAGTCGAGTCGCTTACATCCACTCTATCTTTACTCATTATTATCCTCTTCGCTTTCGTAATATTGCTTATATTTATCTATCAGGTCATTTTGGACCTTTAACTGATTTCTAATTTTAGCAAAGTTTTTCGCTAGTAATTCAAAGTCTTTATCGGTGAGACCGAATAGCACAGGGTCAATACCATCTGCCTCTAGTTTCTTAAACACTTCTTCAGCATTTTCACTAGTTATAATATGCCAATATATCTCCTCCATTTGTAAAGGAGTTGGTTTTTCTAAATTCAAAGGTTGTCTTTTTACTTCTTGCTTAAATATCTCTAACTGCTTCACTCCAGCGCAACTAGTAAGGAGTATAGTTAGGGTTAGCAATACTAGGACATTCTGAATTGATTTCAGACTTCTTTGTAGCATTTAATTCTTCCTCTGTTAGAGGCGACCCACTTGCAATTTCCATACATCTACCAGCGTTATCGCCACCTTTATTAATTATTTTTTCCATTACTTTAGACCTTTCAATAGAGATTTTACCAATATCTCTTTTGCCTTTATTAAATCTCTTATCAAGGTCATTTAAATCTTTCTTTAATACCTCTACTAACTTATTCATTTGATTGTTAGCATTTAGTATTTCTTTAAAATCTTTTTGTTGATTTTCTATAAGTTGTTTTTGGTCTGATATAGCAGACTCTAATTTAATTGCATTTGCTTTTAACGTTGCGTTATCAGCTCTTAATTTAAATACATAGGCGCCGGCGCCGGCAAGGCCGGCAACCATAACACCTATCATAATCATTCTCATACTACCAAACATTTTATTTTTTCCAAAACTTTAGTTTCTTTGCCATAGCAGCTACGTCTTCAAACTTTTCATTGACGTACCAACCGGCAATAAAACCTACAATAAATCCTATTGTTGTAAACATATTAGTCTCCTATTTTTACGTTTCTTTTTCTATGACCATTCCACGCAACAAAGCCACCTAATCTTAATGACCAGTATGCTAGATAATTCATAAGGTAAAAACCGTTAACGTTGATGTTTATATCTCTAAAGATTTCGTCAGCTCTCTTTTGAGATATTTTGCCTAACGTATCTCTTTTATTTTCTCTCAATAATGTTTCATACTTATAAGCATAGTCGTGAACAAGTCCACCTAATAGTAATACACCAACTGGTGAAAAAAATGTTCTTAAAAATTTTGGTATACTAGCACCATCAAATTTAAAACCAGCAGGTATTACATATTTGTTTCCGTTTAATACGTATGTAAAATCGTTTGTTAGTTCCCAATTTCTAGTACCTAATAACCACATAACTATTGCTTTAAAAAAACCTTTGCCTTTTGTTTTAATAGGTAAAGGTTTTAAATCTGGCATTGATGTGTATGCAAAAGTATAACATTTTGGTTTCTTTCTATCAAATAAGTTGATAGCAAAACCTAATATTACAAATGCAATTAACAATGACCATTGCCAAAATTTCATTGCTAAACCAATTAATAGTTCCATATTAATCCTTACTTTTTTTATTTGTATCTATATATGTCTGATAAACTTTATGTGCCTGACCAAGTTTCTTTTTCTTTTCAGGATCCTTTGCTCTTTCACTTGCAACTTTAGCTCTCTGCGACATTGCAATTGCAGCCTGCATTTTGTGAGCGTGTGTTTTACCAGAACCTTTTATTTTACTTACAGACTTTCTGGCAGTTTCGCCATCTGTAAATCCTAATCCGTGAATTGTTCCTTTAGGATTTTCATCTGTATATAAGTCAGAGTGTTTATCTGACCCAGCAGGTTGACCTTTTTTTCTCGGCACTCTTTTAGTATCATTGTTAAGACTACCCAAAGGTTTATAAGTGCCTATGCCTTTACCGCTTCTGTAATTGGCATTTAAACCGACTGCTCTTTTTGACCTATGTTGAGAACCTTTAGGTGGTTTATCACCTAAACTAGCTATAGGTGCCATATGAGATATAGGACCTATACTGATACCTGCTAGATATTCTTTTAAAGTTTTCATACTTTTGATTTCTCTCTAATACTTTTTTTAACTTCAGGTTCTTCTATTTTTATTTCTTCTCTGATAACACCTGAAAGTTTATCAATTTTTTCATCTAATTTATCTAAAGTATTTAGAACACCCTTTAAAACTACATTATTATTATCATTGTTTTCTTTTATTTTAGCACCAAACTTTTTCATAATTGTTCTTCTCATAAGTTCTTCAGTATCTTTTTCATTATCTTTTTTATATTTGTTATGAGATTTAGTTAATGGGTGTTTAGCATTAGGCGCCATATCTACACCGCCGTGTGCTACTGCGTTTGTTGGTGCGTCTTCATCAATCTTGTTGATGATTTCATCCATCATTTCTTTATAATGTTTGGGCATATTCTGTCTCCGATACTAGTTCGTCACCTCTTTCATAAACGTCAATACCAAAACAAGTCATATACGGCTCTTGTTCAATATTTAATTCAGGTATTTCTCCTTCTTCTTTCAATAGTTTATCATACAAATTATTTTCTTTTAAGTATGATATAACACCTGACTCTATTGCGTCTTTATAATTGACATAACTTTTGTCTTCTTTTATTAATAATGCTAATGCAACTGCAAAAGAACCTAGTTTACTACCAAGTCCGACTTTTTGTAATATACGTTTTAAATTAAACACAAATCTGTGAAGAAGAGTATAATGTTTCTTATCAGATTGTTTAATTACATTTCTATATTTAATTAACACCTTACCTTTTTCATCAATAATGCCTCTTTTAAATGCCTCTGTTTTGTTAAACGGAGTTATAAGCATTTTGATAACACGATAAGTTATTAAAAAATCAATACCTCTAGCCATTATAGTTCCTTAAGCATTTGCGTAATTGTTTCATCTTCATCCACATCTTTTAATTCGTGTGAGTAAAGATATCCTAGATAACCACAAACTGATTTTAGTATTGGCCAGTAAACTTTATCTATCTTAAATAATAATAAAGTCATACAAGCGTCAGCACCAAAAACATTATTTAATAATATAATATGGTTTAAAATTAATCTTATTTTTATTTCACCAGTTGTCTCATACTTACGAAACAACCTTTTAAGATACTTAAACCTTTTAATATCATCATTAAACTCCTCTTGTTTTTCAAGAGTAGGGTTGTCGTAATTTTGTAAAGCATACAACAACCAGTTCTTATTGGTTATCTGTTCAAACATTTACACTAATTTAGCGTAAACTTTAGACATTCCCGTTTTTAATGTTTCGTACTCTACTTGAAGTTTTAAACCACCTTCTTTTCTATGAGAAATACCATCATCATTAATATCGGAACCATCTGTGTCCTTGCCAAATCTTCCTCCGCCAAATTTTACTTCGGCTGTAAAGTTACCTTTATCACCAGTAGTTTCTTGAACAGGTACAAAAAGACCTATCTTCATTAAGTTGTTTCTAATTTCTTCAACAGCTTGTTGAGCATTCATATACTCTTTCATTGCTGTGCCACCTAGAAACCCATTAACTCTTTTTAAAACTTCCGGGTCGTGAATGTTATGAACACCAATAGAACCATCTTCAAAAGAGGCAGCGTCAGGAGTTCCAACGTGACCACCGTCAAGTGTTTCTTTGATGTTAATATGTTGTTTAAAAGTTTTCATATTACCTTTCCTTATTTGTATTTGTCTGATTTCTTTTTCGTTCCGTCTGAACGAGCAATCAAACCCTTTGCTTTAAGGTGTGCCTTATCTGTGAAACCTGCCTTACCTGCTTTATAACGTTTCATTGCGTCAGCAGTATTAGGAGCTTTCTCACCTAAAACATCTTCCTCAAAGTCTTTCAAATTCTCATCTTCTATAAAAGATTTAAATTTTTTCATTTTTTCTTTTTATCGTCCTTCTTCATTAATTCTTTTTCACGTTCAGTTGCTTTAGTTATCATATTTGTAGCAAACATAATAGCACCATTCAAAGCATTTAAATTACTTTTCATAGCGCCTAAATCAACTTCTACTTTTTGAATATTTAATTTCATTTCATTGAAATCTTTTTGTAAAGAAGTTCTTTCAGTTTCTAATTCTTTAATTGATATAGACATTATATACTCCAATCTTATTATGCTGTTGTTCCAGTATTTGCAAGAATAAACCAAGCACCACTTTTGAACATTAATGTAGCAGTTTTACCTTCGCCAGATAAAACGACACTTGTATGTCCTCTTAAATTCGCTGGTGTTATTGTAGCTGCAAATGAACCAGATGATGATGTATTTAAAAACATTTTTACCTGACCATCAGCGCCGTTTGCTAATGTTATTGTTCCTGCTTGATTCGTTGCGTTGATTTCAGTAATTGCTGAAGTTAAGTCAGCGACTGATTGTGTTGAACCGTCAGTAGTAATTGATTGTGAAGATTGCTTTAATCCTAACCAAGTTGGTATATTATTAAAGATAGAGCTTGCACTTACTTTTTTATTGATTGGTGTTCCGCTTGGGTCATCCACTACGTGGAATAAATCAACGGAAGCTAATGCGTTACCTAAATCGGTAAGCTGTGTGATTTTCTTATCTGCCATTTTTTTCTCCTATAAACCCCTTATGGGGAATGCTATTTGTACCAGTTGATACAATCACTTTGTTAATATATTTATAAGGGCAGGAACATAGTCCCTGCCCCTATGTTATTGATTATTAAGCGTCAGCTGAATTAGTCAATGCGACCAATGTCTCAAACTGGACTCTTCCTGCTCTACCACCAGAACCAGTTGTTTTTAGGTTCCAGCCTGCGTGTGCAACAGCACCAGATTGTGTTTCTGTGTCTTTAAAATTAAAAAGACCCATAGTAACCCCTGATATGAAGTTGTCAGCAGTTGTATCACCGAATAAATCAGTTCTATTTGCTGAGCTTGGTGTTTTTTTGATGTATGCTACAGCCCACAAAGGTGCGCTAGCAGCAGCGTCTGTATTACTCCAAGATGACATAGTATTCTCTCCCTTTAAGTTAAATTATTGGTACTCAATTCTTAATATGTACCACTATTTATAAGAGATTACTATTTTATATTAGTTTTTTGAGAAGTCTGATAGTTCTTGAAGTATCGCCATTATGAACAACACCTTGTCCACCTCTAGCTCTAAATTCATTGACGTTTTTAGGATAATCGTCTATCAGTATTGAGTTCTTATCTGCGTATTGTTGTTTTTGAACACGCTTAACAAGATTGATTCTATTTGAGGCAATGCCAAGATTTCTTGACGCCCAAGATTTTTTACCAGGTATACAATTCTTATCGTATATATCTTCTACATACGCTGATAAAATTTCTGTATCGTAATTTTTTAAAAAGTTCCAGAGTTGTTTACCACCTGGATTCCAAGGTAATGTAGACCAAAAATCTTTCTTTGATTTAATTTGACCCCATTTTTCTGACTTACTGCCTTGAGCCCAAACATCTATCTTCTTGCCGGTTAGTTTCTCAGCACCTTTTACAAAGTCGCATAAGACACCATCCATATCACAATAGATTTTTTTCATAGTGTTTGTCCTTTCATACTAATACTATAACACATATCAAACAAAAGGCAAGCGCTTTTTTTACTTATTATAGTTGATTTTTGGCTCAGTTTCAACAGGTGTTTTTTCTTTTCCTGTCATTGTCTCTTTAGACTTTGCTTTCATTTTCTCGTCTGATTCTGCTTTTGCTTTATATTCTTTATCTACTTTGTTAAAGAAATCTTTTTTTTCTTGGTCAGACATTGAAGCAATACCTTTGCCAGTTTTTTTAAGTTGTTTTTTAAAGAATTGTGAATAGGCGTTATCTTTTAAATGCTTAGATACTTCATTAATAGATGACTCTAAACTACCTTCTTTTGATTTAAAATATGACATTATTTTCCCTTTACTTGTTTTGCTAAATCTTTATCAGCACCACCCCAAGTACCACTTGATTTGGTTACAAATGAATTAACACGAGCTAAAGCCCATTGTACTTGCGTTGCGCCTGGTCTATGACCGCCTCGCCAAGCTGCCATACCTCTATCATAAACTTTTTTCAATACACCATAAGGCATACCAGATTTTTCTGCCTTCTTTTTAACAGCAGCAATACTCTCATATACAGCAGCCGCTGGGTGGTCTTTTTGTTCTTTTCTTGGTTTCATACCTTGTTTTTTTAACCTTTCTATATCAGCTTCGCTAGGAGCATTTTCTTTTTTAACAGGTGGATTATTTCTACCCATTTTGTCAATTGTAAAACCTTTCTTTCTCAACTCTTGAGCTTTCTTTTGTATATCTTGTAAAGTTTTACCACCTTCAAAACCTGCGTGTTTACCGTGTTTACTATAAGAAATCATAAAAGGGTCTATTGCTTCAGGCACACAATTTGGTACCTGTTTATTACCTTTCTTTTTCATACCTACTTGTTTGTATCCTGTCCAACAAGCTTCGTCTATATCTTTTTCACTAACTTCTTCTTTAAAACTTCCCATTGGTCTAAATGTGGTTACTTTATATCCCATTTTTCTAACTGCAAGTTTTGATTCTGAACCACTTGATACAAATGGTATATTTGCTTTTGCTAATTTTTTAAGGTCTGCCTCTTTAAACTTATCTAATATATTCATAAGTTGTCTTGCTCTAGCAGCATTAATTGTTTTACCTCTAAAAGGTTCGTATTCTCTTTTTAGAATAGCAATTTGTGATGATGATAAACCTTCTTGTAAATTTTCTTCTTTCTTTAAAATCTTATCTGCAATTTCGTGACCTTTTTTAATTGTTTTCTTTTGTAAAGGTGGTTCATCATTCATTACTTTTTTAGCCTGCGCCATACCTATTGCGTAAGCGTCATCTTTTTTCATTTCATTTTTCATAGCTTTCTCTAAACTTTTTGCCTGTTTATCGTGTGCCGATACAGACTTTTTAAGTTGTTTTATAATAGGTTTAATTGTTTTTTCATCATCTTTATTTAAGTCTTCTCTTCTATGTTTCTTTTCTTGTAATATTCTACCTACGTAATCTAATCTACTTTCATTCTTTTCTGAATTGTCATTTAAACTTACTAGTGAAAGTCCAGATTGAATTTTGCTTATTAACTCTTGCATATCTTCTATTGAAGCCATTACTTGTTCTTTTTTATATTCCCATTCGTCACCGTCTCTTTCGCTAAAATAAGCAGCATATTGATTTAATTCTTCAAAACGGTCTTTTAATTGGTCTCTACGTTTTTTATTTTTAATATTATCAAGTAAGCTTGAAAAATTATCGTTTTCTTCCGAGAATATATCTGAATACATTGTCATACTTTCTATAACATCAGGTCTAAATGCTTTAGAACCAGAACCGGCACTTGAACCAGGACTTCCTTTAGTAGGATCCGATGCCGCCATATCTCTAAATTCAACACCCCATCTCCTTATATCATTGCCAAGTTCACCAAAAACTTTATTGCCTTGTTTTTCATAATCATAACCATCGCCTTCAATTTTGTCAAGTATCATATCGGACATTTTATCAAATTCTTCAATATTTTTTTTAACTTTTAATGGTTTGTTTGTTAACTCTGCGACTTTATCTTGTATCTCCATCTGTATTTCATTTTTAGGAGTATCATCTTCAATTTGAGCCATAATACTTTCTAAATCTTCTGCAACTTCACTCTCACCACTTTCTCTAGCAAATTCAATAGCGTCTTCAATAGAGCTTGGGTCATTATAATCAAAAGAATTGTCTATCATATCTCCTATTTTCTTTTTAGGTTTTCTAGTATCAGGAGAGTTACCTTTTTTCTTAACTAATTTTTGTAAATCTTTTATTCCGTCAAAAGCCATTTCTAAACCAGCGGTAACGCTATCTGATTTTGTATAACTATCGTGGTCACCATTTTCGTCCCAACAATACTCAAATTCAAATGCAATATCTTCAAGTTTTCTCTGTATCTCTTCATCATTAACTTCACTTGCTACGTCCATTAATACGGAAGAAATTTGCTCTGTGCTTTGAATTGTGCTTAAAACTTCGTCTTTAAAACCTCTCATTGAGTTTTGCATACCTGAACCACGTACACCTTCAACTTCATTTGCTTTTGCCATATCAACCAATGTTTTTCCTAATGGTAATAAATCATTTGCTAGTTGGTCTAAATTATTCGGACTATATTCTTGTTTGTTAAATAATTCCATTTGCTTATCAGCAATTTTCATTTTTTCTATATCTTTTGCTGGTTTGCCACTATATTTTGCTATCATATCTCTAAATGCTGATTGTGCTTTGTTGGGTTCCATTTCTGCAACATAACTACCAACATCTTCAAGGTCATTCATAAATTCATCATCTAGTCCCATTTCTCTTGCTTTATCTATGATAGGGTCAAAAGAAAACTCATCATCAAAATCTATTTCAATTGAATCGCCATCTTCATTTTCTAAATTACCTTTATCTAGGTCTCTTAAAAAGTTTCTTGCTTTAACTTTAACATCATCAGCTTCTTTTGGTTTACTCTTTTTACCCGCTTTAGGTTTTTTAGATTTAGGTTTATCAGACTTTGGTTCATCACCTTTACCTACTGCAACTAAACTATCGCCTTTAGATTTATGAGTTACCTTACCATCTTTACCATAACGACCAAACTTCATATAGTCCAGACCCATTGCTTTTGCCTTATCGCCAGCAGCCGACTCTGTCATATCTTGCATATCTAATTCATCTTCTTTAAGTTTAGGTTTATCAGCGCCTAGTTTAGCAATTTCATCTGAACGTTGTTTTTGCTCTTCTTCTTTTTTTTCTTTTTCCATCTTTTGCTTTAGATGTTTATAAGCAATACCAACTTGTAATAATGGTTCACCTGTTTGAGGGTTGACCATTTTATCTTGCGCTGTTCTAGCTCTTTGCGCTTGTTTCTGTGCGTCTGTTTGTGCTTTTTGTTTTACAGCAACCGTTTGCTCTCTACTTTTTTCTAATTCTTTTTTAAGTTTTTCTACTTCTTTTGCTGGTTCTTCCTCTTCTTTAACTTCAACAGGCACATCATTATCAGGTGCTACATCATCTTTTTTCTTATCCATTTTTTTAGCAGCTTCAGCCCATTGTTCAACGTTCTCTTTAATTTTTTCTCTAGGTGGTTTTATATCTTGAGCGTCTTGAGCAGAATCACCATCTGATTCACCTAGTATTGCTTTTACGGTTTTTACTGAAAGTTTTAATTCTTTTGCAATCTCGGCCGCTGACGCACCTGCTTTTCTCATTGCGTCTATCTCTGACATTCTGCCTTCAGCAATATCTGATAATAGATTTATACCTGCGTCTTTGATGGCACCTTGAGTCACCGGATCCATATTCTTAATCATTTTAATTACGGCGGGGGTCACATCTTTTTTAGTTTTAAATTGCCATATTCTTTTGATGTTTTGAATCTGTCTTGGATTCATTTTTGGTTCTAGGTAACCAGCTTCGCTGATTTTTTGTACCTCTGCCATTGCTTCTGACATTGTTTTTCTATATCTACTCATTAGTTATCTACCTTTGCTCCCGCTCTCCATTGGTAACACGACCAATATCTTGCTTTAGTTTTTGGACCAGGATTATCGCAATTGTGCCTTGCTCTGAAAGATTTACGTCTTTCTGGATTGTCTCTTTTGATACTTAATCCTGTTGTGTCGCCAAACGATACTTTTTTGATTTTATCTCCGTCTCTTACATAGACGTAAAACTTCTTACTACCACCTCGTATTGGGTCATTAAGTTTGACCTTTTTACCTTGGTACATTGCCTCTTCAATGCCTTCTAATTCGTGTTCATAAATTACATCTTCACAAGCCTTATCAATATTATCATATTGTTTAAATGTTCTAACTTTTTTAGTCATTAAATTTTCTCTATCATTTTAGCAACCGCCTCTTTTAGCTTCGCTTCCCATTGGTCTTTGTATCGTTCCCTATATTTATTCATTGTGGACTCTGTAGCCGCCCACTCTTTTATATCTTTTTTACTAGGTTTTTCTCGCTCTCTATCCAAGAAACCTTTAACTCTTTTAACATTAGGGTTATCACCACTACCTGGTTTTGATGGTTTGTAAGTAGGGTTTTCAAAACCTGGATAATTTGGTTCGTTTGGTGTTATGGTTGACGTGTGTTTATAGTAGTCGTTACCAATGTCTGTACTTTCAACTTTGGTTTTGAGTGAGTTATATAACTCGCCAAACATCTTCTTAAATTTCTTCGTGTGCTTACTAGGTTTTGTTTTTGCTGTCTTATCTCCAGGTGCTGGTTCGTTGTCATTTTTGGTTGTATCTTTTGATTTAAAATGTTTATCTCTTTTACTCTTAACATCTTTTTTTAGTCCACTATAATATTTTTTAGGTTGCGTTCCTTTTTTATCTTTAATATCTTTATCTTGAGCGAGTCTATCAGTATGTGCTTTTGACGCTTCTGATACTGCTTCAAATCCATAATCAACATCTAGGTTATATTCCCTCACGTCTACCTCTCTATCTGCCGATATAGGTACACAATCCCATATCCAAGCTTTGTGTAAATTATTATTATTATCTTCTAATACAATATAGTTAGTACCTTTTCTTTTTACGATACCTTGTATATCTTCTTTGACAAAATCAACTTTGTCACCAATGTTAAATATCATTTCTCTAATATATAAATCTCTTATTTGTTGGTGTTCAAAGTCTTTAAATGGTACAACTTCTCTAGTCTCGCCTGTGTATTGAGCGGCTAGATTCATACCTTGTCTTACTTGTTTCATTATAGCATTTGCGTCAACACCTCTTGGTAGTCCTCTTCTAAAACTAGCAATGTCATTTGCTGAAGCAGCTGCTCTCATTTTGCTTGCTGACATACCTGATACATTATCAGCATCCGGGTCTCTTTCGCCAGCAGATACAATATTAATTTTATCAAAGTTATAATAACCGTGTCTTGATTTTACATCATTATACTTTTTAATTATTGTATCAAATTCTCTTACTCTATCGCTACCTACGACCATTACTATGTCGCTATAGCCTTTTTTATATAACATTGTACAAATATCTAGTATCATATTTGTAGTATTAATTTCTATTTTTCTTGCGTGTCTAGGAAACATTCTTTTCATAATCGCTAATTTTTCTCTAGGCGATAATGGATTCTTTTTAGGGTCCTGACTTCTACTTAAATAAATTCTATAATCATCTGTATTAATACTTGCCACTTTATTAATTAATTTTTCGTGACCAGTTGTAGGTGGATTAAATCTACCAAAACTAAATGCAAGTGATTTACCTCTTGCCTCTTTTAAACTATTAATCTCTGCGTCTGTAACCACACCATCATCTAATATCTCTTTACA